GGCTACCAGCGCGGAAATGCGGATTGGGAAAAGGAAGGTGCAATCATGGCCGGCAGAATCCTCATCCCGGACGAGGATGACGCGCCCAAGGTTCGCCTGCGCTTCCTGACCGTCGACGTCCAGATCGACCATTTTTGGTGGTTGGTCACCCAATGGGGTCCGGATGGTTCCAGCCGCAGAGTCGACTGGGGGACAGCGCAAACATGGGAGGACATCATCGGCCTGCAGGAACGTTTTGGCATCACATCATCACTGGTGGGCATTGATGCCGGATTCAACAGCTACGAGGTGTACCAGCGTTGTTCGCTTCACGGCTGGGTGGCACTCATGGGCGATCGTCGCAACACATGGACTCATCGGCTCAAACAACGCTTGGGCGTTGGCGTCAGAATGAAAGCGGTCGAGAGGTTCTACTCACCCAAGCGGACGATCCATGTCGCCGCCGGCAAGACCGCGCAGATGTTCTATTGGAGCAACCTGAACGTGAAGGACACCCTCTCGCGCATCCGGCGCAACCAGGACATTGCTCGTGGCCCGACATGGGAGGTGCCGGTCGAGGCATTCGACGAGGCAAACGAGGACAAAAACCGGGTGTCGTATCTAGCGCAGCTTGAATCCGAGCGACGCATCAAAGAGGGAGACAAGTGGCGCTGGGAGCAAATCCAGAAGATGCCCAATCACCTATGGGACTGCGAGGCCATGGCAACGGTCTTCGCATTTATGCTCAAAATCCTAGGACGAGAGACTGAAGCGGGGGAGTCAGCGGGGTCAGAGAGCTCGGCCGAAGCCGGTGACTAATACTCCTCCGGCAGCAGCACGCAGGTCGATGACCGATCTGACTCGGTGATGATGTAGATCCGCCGGCCGTCACCGAGCTTGTAATGGCTCAGAATCCTATCGCCTTCCTTGAGCGCGTCCTCGTTCATGCGCTTGTCGCAATCATCGAGGTCACCCCAATCTCCGCAGTGATGGCGGTGAAGGAAAGCGCCTAGGTCGATGCCGAGTGCGATTGCCCCGGGGGTGGCAACAGTCCTTCCCAGCGGGAAGCATGGTTCCATGATTCGGTATGCCATGGTGGATCAGTCGTTGGAGTTTCCCCACATAGGGTGGCGCTTGCCCGTGGCGATGAGGCCTGAAGCCATTAGGTCCTCAACCAGTTCTTTCGGCGGCCATGCGCGGTGCGGCTTGCCGGTTTGCATTTTCGATGCCCTTGCCGTCGCGCGACAGTAAGAGGGCAGATCAGCTTCCGGGTTGAAGCTGTCCAACCTCATTTGCGTCATCAGGTCAGTCGGATCGGTGGCCTTGAAAGTGGCACCGTCGATGGTGTGGTATTCAGTGTTCATGGTTATCATTGTTGTCATTGGAAATTAGGCGGCGAGTTTTTTGGCGCGCGCGGTGTAGAATTTGGTCAGCCCCTTGGCGTTGATGGTGCGGAAGAACCACTTCGTCCTGCTCATTCCGAGCTCCGTATTGAGTGGGCGGTTCTGGACAGTGGTTGCGGCTTCTGCGGCGTCGAACATCCGGGCCATCAATCGCACCCAGTTGGCGATCTTTTCGGGATCGGTAGTTCCCGAGTGGTGGCGAACCTCCAGCGTCTGGTGGCGGAAGTAGGAATGGACGTTGAGCTTCCGGTAGCGGGATATGTAGAGGTCCTTCATTTGCTCCATCGTCCGGCAGGCGTCGATCTTGCGGAACATTGCCTGGCATGCGGCGTGATGTCTCTCGGCGTCATCGTATGAACTCGAAAGGTTGGACATCAGTAGGCTGTGGGTGTTGCCCCTGCGGGATGGCGGCTGGAAGGTATCAAGCACGTCCTCGAACTTCGTCCAAATCTTGAGGAGATTCTTTACGGATCGAATGCTCATCGAGCTGGCATCAAAGTGGACGTGGAGTCCGCACTTTTTATTCACCTCCGCTCCGGCAGCTTCAAGCGCGGCGGCGGCAATTCTGACTTGTTCAAGTCCGGCTTCACCTTCGAGGACTGGTGAAACGAGTTCATAACCGCAGGAACCATCATAGACGATTTTCCAATGCGGTGTCGTGCTGTGGGTGTAGCTCATGTATTCGGCCTGGATGCCGGCGGCTCTCAGGCTCATGACTGCTTGCTCGACTGTGATGGTGGAGAGGAATTCGATTTCAACTCCGAAGCGGCGGGACATCGTGGGTGTTGTCATGGTTAATATCTGCCATGGTGCCACCTCACGTCCATGGCTAAGTGGAGTTATGAAAATAAAAACATAATGCATAGGATTGGCATAGATTCTGGCACCCATAACTCGTGCCAATCGCGCGTCGTTTTATCCGCGAAAAAAGACAAAAAATGACATGGACTCAAGTTGTCAGACTGGCAGATGAGGGATGATGAAAGAAACTAGCCACGCTGCAAAAGACATCAAATACGCCACAGGAATGTTAGTCATGATCCGCCCTGAGTGGGATGGAGACAACACGCTCTATGTGATTGCCGAATGGAACGGGGATCGCGGGTTCATCCGACCAGTGAATTGGTCGCACGGCAGCATCACTCCAACAGAACTTGTCGCCGTCGAAATGATCCAACCAGCAACAATCAACCAATGAAAAGCTCATCAAAAAAAGACGAAAAAAGACATGGACTCACTCAATCAGACAGGCAGATGAGAGATGCTATGACAGCAGCAACAAATACATCAGATAACAAACCAGTCCTTCATCTCACTGCAAAAGTTCCTGCATACAACCCAGGAACTTTCAGGGTGGAAAAATTTGATTCACCATTCGCCACTGATGAAGAGGCACTGAAGGAACTTCGCAAGCGACTCGCCAATCGCGGGCTTCGAACGAATCCCAGCGCAAAGCACCTTGTCAGACTTATAGACAACTGCCCCAGCCATAAACTGGCAGATATTTGGCGTCTTCTCCTGCACCGCTATGCTGCCGAAATATTGTGAGCACCGCTAATTTCCCGCGAATTTCATCATCTTCAACATCATGAAAAGCTCATCAAAAAAAGACAAAAAAAGACATGGACTCACCCAATTAGACGGGCAGATGAGGGATGCTATGACAGCAATAAACATCGAAAAATACAGGGCCATGGCATGCGTCGTGGCGGGCATCATTCGCGAACTCAAACAAGTTCCAGCCGGTCATCTCTATGCCCGACTGGTGGCCTACATGACCGTCTCGGAATTCGAGCTAATCATCAAAACCCTGATCGATTCAAAGCTCATCATCCAGAAGGACTACATGATCAGTTTCATCGAAAAAAACTAACCCAACTACCACCACCATGCGCACGTATTCATACATCACCAAGGCCATGCAAAGAAGCATTCGTGACATTGAGACCACTGGATTTCAAATGTCGCGAATCATCCCAACCAATCCCATGGCCGGCATTCGCGCCAAGGAATTCCATGCCGATTTTATCAGGCAGACTCGCAGAGGACTGCTGGCATTCCATGTCTTGATCGACACGGACGGCAACATCAACACCAACTCATAATCATCACCATGGACAAACTCTACTACATCGTTTGCGACGACAAGGACACGACACTCTTCGAAGGACGCTACCAAGGCCGAACACGCGGCGGAGCACTCAAATTCCTCAAGCAGACAATCGGCCGTAAGACCCTGAACGGGTTGGTCTTCACTATCACCGAAATCCCTGTGCCAATGATTCGCGAAATCGTGGCCGACATACTTTCAGGGGGAACCGGGTGCACGAATATCGCCAATTTCATTCCAATCACTCAGCCAGCCCCCGATCCAGCTATCGGGCGGTTTGATGCATTCGCAGAAGCCCCCGCGCCCGAGGAGCCTGAGCCCGCTACCACGCCATCTAAAAAAAGCAGCGGCAAACCCGCCAAGAAGGCAGGCAATCCCGGCCACGGTGACGACTACTGGTCGAGGGTTCGCGCCTATTGGTACGAATGCCGAAGCATCAAGCAAACGGCTGAGCAATTTGGGTTATCACCCAACTCCGTCAAAACTCGTTCATACAGGGAGGGCTGGAGCCGATGAATTCTGAAAAATGGAGCCCGATTGACGGTGATGGTGCCACCATCTGCCACTACAGCGACAGGACTGCCTGCACGGTGGCGAGAGTCAGCCCAAGCGGCAAAACGCTGTATCTCCAGCCGGACATCGCCACGCTCGATGGTTGGAAGCCGGAGATCATCCCCGGCGGGTTCTCCGGGCATTGCGTCAACAACGCCGAGCAGACCTACACATACACTCCGAATCCCACAGGTTCTATGATTCGAGCCAGCCTCCGCAAGGATGGAAGGTTTCGCACTACCAACAACGAGCCGGTCATTCCTGGCCGCCACCAATTCCACGACTACAACTTTTAATGAACGCGACCGTCACCCGATACACGGCCCGCGGAGGATATGCCACCCGCTTCTGGGCGGTGCTCGTGAATGGCGAATTGCTCGCCGTGACCGTGTATCGCAAGGGGGCTGAAGCAGTCGCCAAGGCCATCAACAACACCAACCAAGATTCGTATGCCGCAACCACTCAAGATACTTCCAGAGCCAGTCAATGAGCAACAGACTCAGCCACCGCTTGCGTGGCGACCATCAGCCCCCAGTGACCTCTGCGGGCCTGCATCAACTATCGCCAGCCGACTCCTAGCCAAAGCACGCAAGCTCCATGACGATCCAAGCGCGCCTGTAAAAATCCTGCTCTACGGTCCACCCGGAGTTGGCAAAACCAGCATCGCCGACATGGTGGCCGACCAGCTCGCAGGAACCCGCTTCGCAATCGAGGAATTCAACGGCAAGCTCGTTACCGTCGAAACCGTGAAGCAGTGGATGAGCACGCTCAGCGTATCTTCGCTCTTCGGAGTCTACTCGGTCAAAATCATCAACGAGATGGATCGCTGCACGCGGGATGCCCAGGATCTTCTCCTGAGTTATCTCGACCGACTCCCTGCGGGGCGCGCCGTGATAGGCACCAGCAATCTGCAACTGGATCTGCTTACTGAGCGATTCCAAACACGCTTCCAGTCGATCAAGCTTGCAGCACCCACCACCGAGGACATTGCGACGATGCTTCGTCGCCATTGGCCAGTGGATGAGGCTACCGCGCTTCGCATCGCTGTGGGGTCAGGGGGATGCGTGAGAGCAGCGCTTGCTGATCTGGAGACTTGGCTGGATGCCGGCGACTGTTGACAGCGGCGTCTCGATCGATGACTCAAGATCCCAAAGCCCGAACACTTGCCAATGGCATCGAAGTTTGGTGCAGCTTCGACAAGTTGGTTCCTGTAGCGGAGTTGAAACCCAACCCGCGCAACCCCAACACTCACCCTCAGCGCCAGATTGAGCTTCTCGCCAAGAACATCCGCTATTTCGGTTGGCGCCAAACCATCACCGTATCGAAACTCACTGGGCAAATCGTTTCTGGTCACGGTCGACTGATGGCAGCAAAGCAACTCGGCGTCGAAGTCGTGCCGGTGCAATACCAAGAATTTGCCAGCGAGAATGACGAACTTGCTGTGCTTGTTGCCGACAACCGCCTGGCAGAGCTCTCTACCGTAGACCTCAACGAACTGGAAAAAATCGCCATTGACTGGAAGGCCGCCGATTTCGACACGATCCTTGCGGGATTCGATACTGCCGAGCTCGACAACCTCCTCGCGCCAGGTGGCGGCGATGATTCTGGGGACGATGATAAGCGCCATGATGAAGAGCTCGAAAAAAGCGAAGTCACCGTGGCAGTAGGGCTCTACCGGTTCCGCATCACCCAGGATGAATTCATCGCATGGTGTGACCGCGTGAAACAGGAAGCTGGGTTCGACAAGGATTCCGTCCTCAATGAAATCCGCAGCCGCCTCGGACTATGATTAAGGCCTTCATCGAAGAACGGATCTGGCCGCGAACCAATCGCACCGGTGAATGCTGGGAATGGCAAGGTGCCAGGACCAAGGCGGGATATGGCATGATCAAACTCGGGCCGAGGCTATCGCCAAATCTCTACGTCCATCGTCTCGTCTTTGAGGCGTTCAATGGTTCAATTCTCGAAGGTGCCTACATCTGCCACCGGTGTGATAATCCTCGATGCTGTCGTCCCGAACATCTCTTTCTTGGCGATGCACGAATCAACAATCGAGATGCGGCATCCAAGGGCCGGACGAAAGGCCTCCATTTGCCTGGAGCCGCCAATCCATCAGCAAAGCTTACCGCAGACAATGTGGCGGAGATACGGGATTTGCTCCGCGACGGCCTTAGGGGCGTTGATCTGGCTAAGCGTTTCGGAGTTACCAAAACCACAATATCCAGCATCAAGAACCGACACACATGGAAATGATCCGCTTAGAACCATTGGATGCAACTCGTCCAAGTTCCTACAATCCACGGTCGGCAGTCCCCGAGCGTCTGGACTTAATCGAGCTATCGCTGCGCAAGCTTGGGTTCATTGCGCCAATCTTTGCCGATGCGAATGGCGAGATCCTCTCAGGACACCAGCGCCATCTGGTTGCCACGCGCATGGGGGCCACCCATGTTCCGATTTTCCGAACCAAGGCCCTGGATCTTGAGCAACGAAAGGCGCTCAACATCGTCTTTAACCGGGCGACCAATGACTTTGATTTCCATCACACCCCCGGGAAAATCACCCGCGAGCTTGAGACACTCGATATTCAGGCACTGGCATCCCGCATACCCGACAAAGAAGTCGGATCTGACGCCTTCCTTCGCTGTCTCAAGCCCGCGGAAGTTTCCATCAAAGACCTCTGCAAGGTTAACTCCGGGCGCTGGATCCAGTATGCCCGCAACCTCGCTCGCACACTTCATCGCCATGGCATTCTGATGCCGATCATTTGCCGCGAAGACCTCAGCGTGATCAACGGCATTGGTCGTCTGGAAATGCTGGCCGAAAAAGGTGAGGAGTTCGCACCGGTTGTGTTC